TTGATCTCTTTACCATTGTCTTTGTCAAAGATAACCCACAATTGCATTTCTTTTTCTTTTAAGAAGAAGTAAATATCATGTACATCCATTTCTTCTTGGGATTTGTTATTACCCATTTCTACATATTGTTTACAATCTTCCCACACGTCATCAATATACTCTGCAGGTATACCAGATACATAAATCATTGCTTTCTCCTATTGACTTACTTGTATAATACTGAGTGTAACAGATGGTTGTGCAGGAGCAAATGCTGTAGCTGCCCCATGACTTAAAGTAACATCTGTGTCATCTGATGCCCAAAATGCTTGTAAGTATTGTCCTGCTGTTATGTTAAATATTCCATTTCTTGACACTACTTTCTTTTGTCCATTCTCATGTAACGTGCTAACGATTGTAGATTGAGAACTAGTTACTCCATTTATCTTTGGAAAGAAATATACAGTTTTTGTATTACCACTGCTTGAAGATAAAGAAGCATGAAAACTAATATAGTACTTACCTGTATGAGTAAAGTTAAGTTTACTTGCATCTGTACCATCAATACTTATCCCTTGTTTATCGCCTGAACTGTTAAAAGTTATTGCATAAGCTGTATCTGCTAGTGTTGGTGTTTGAGCAGTTGTGTCGTAAAAATAACCAAAATCTCCTGCACCACTACCCCCTGCAAATGCTCTCCATGCAGTACCATCATAGTAATATAGGTTTTCACCTTGTCCTGGATTCCAGTTAGTGCCATCAGCATAAGCAATATCACCTTGCTTTACTCTGCTAGGTTCAACATTCTTTTCTTCTATAAATGCTATAGGGTTTTCTTGTAATGCCCCTTGTAACTTAGTAAGTTCTTCAAATATATATCTAGGTAAATCTTCTGAGTTAGCAGGTACAGGATTAGGTACATACTTAGGAGCTTGTGCCATTATCTTTCCCCTATAACTTCATACTCTAAATCATAGCCATTAAGTTCGAATGGACTGTTATCTGTGTGTTGAAATCTTACTGCGATGTATTTACCTGTTGATCTGCAATCTACTTTGTTGTTTTGTGTTGGGTCAAAGTTTTGTCCTGCTGTATAAGTATATGTACCATTAGGAGACATAGAACTTCCAACTGATATAACGACCTGTCCTGAACCACCTACTTTAGGTGTTAGTTTTCTTACTTGTTTAACAGTATTGGTATTACCATCTAAGGTTAATCCTTTTCTTTCTAGTGTCGATATGTAGTTTTCACCATCGAATTGTCTGCCAAAATCACCACGATACAATTTAGTATCTGCAACACCTGCCATCAATATACTTCTTTCTGTAGGATTATAGGTTCTTTCTCCCCATACCCCACTATAATCTGTCCATGTATCTGTCTGTGTATTCCAAGTTATGGATGTAGCACCAGGGTCTACAATTCCATTACCAATGTGATAAATATCAGGCAAATCACGAAAAGTAAATGAGTTATTAACATAGTTATAAATTAATGCTTTATTACAATATTGCGACCCTATACTAGGATAACATACCCACATTTCTGTTTGCTGTACGTTATGTGCAACAAAAGTGAGATTATAATATTCATCATTTATATTATCAAATAGTTCTTTTTTAACTAAGTCAGTAGCTACAGATTTTTTAGATACTGCATTATGTATGATTAAATCCCCTTGAGTTACTACAAAATGATTACCATCAAACTCAGCTACACAGTTTCTGCTTAGTACACCTGTATCGTTAAATAGTTTTTGAAAACTAAATACTAGATTACCACCGATATAGTTAGCTAACCATGTAGAGTTTTCTTTGTATATTACAAATGATTGTTTAAGTGCTAGACCATCAACAATAAAATCTGATTCATCACCTATAGTTACTTCACCTGCGTCATTAGTACTAGCTGCAGTCCATGTAGATGGGAAACTAAAGTTCTCTGCTGCATCACCCCATCTTACTTTGTTAGGAAACTCTGTGCCACTTTCAGTAAGATTAAGTGCCATTAGATAGTTACCAAATGCTTTTATAGTTTTACAAGTTGTATTAGCCACCCAATTAGGTAAATCACTAAATTCACTTGCAGATGTAGTAGCTAGTGCTTGTGGGTCATCTACCCCATTACAAAGAACAGGCAAACCATTATAGACAGTTCCTGTCCAGTTACCTACTGTAGTTAAATTAGTGGCATAATCGCCACCTAAAGTCCTTGTAAAGTCTGTATGAGTAGTACCATCAGTCCTATAAATTTTAGCTGTACCTGCATAAAACCAATACGATGATGTGCCAGTAGACCAGTTAAGTACAAAGTATGGAGCTACACTAGGTGTTCCAAATACTGCATCATGTCCTTTGATCTTCTTTCCTGCATTATCAGTAAATCTTATATTACTTGCATGTGAATAAAACTCTGGTGGGAGTACAGTATTGTTTGTATCCTTTATCATGCCCTTTGGGGCAGGTGCTACAAATGTAGGCATTAGGCAGTCCTTTGCCACATTTTAACAACGATATATGGTTGTACGTTGTTGTGAGCAGACCCACCACCAGTGCTATTAGTACTAGGATTAGTATCGTATGTCTCTCCAGGTAATCTACTATTATATTGATGATGTTCAAATGAAAATCCACTTCTTGAAATATACCCTGTAATAGAATGATTATGTGATGGTATTTGAGATGTTGTCAATGTATGTGTTTTAGCACCACCTGTTTCTTGTAAGGTATTAAAATCTGAATCACCAGCATCTTGTCCCACTAGTACACGACCTGAACCAAATGCTACCCATGTACCAAATCCTAATAAAGTTGCAGGATTAGTTGTTACTGATGCGTTCATATAAATTGAACCTACAGGATATGCACTTTCGATTGACCCTGTTAATGTACCTGTAACTGTTAAATTTCTTATACCTGTTATATCTTTGTTGGCATCTGCTGTAACAGCTTTTGATGCTTCGACAGTACCAAGTGTTGCTATATCTACATAGTTAAGTTCTGTGGTGTTTGCCGTAACACCATCAAGTAAATTTAATTCTGTATGTGTTGCTGTCATTGCCCCTGTTATATTAGGGAATGTATTTTTTATTGTTGATTTAAGTAATCTTATGTGGTCATCACCTTGAGCAACAGAATCAGTTGCCCCTGGATTTGAGGTATTAAGACTATCTATATATGTTCCTGTTTCTAATCCCATTATGCTAGTTCCTCTGCTGTTGGTTGTGTTTCAGTTGGGTGATTCCATGATTCAATGTATGCACCATTACCATCATCTCTTAATACAATTGTTCCTGTTTCAGGTTGAAAATCATCTATTGTTAGATTTGGTCTGAGTTCTATTATTTTTCGTGCTAATGACATCATATCTCCTATGTAATAAGTTTAAACATTGACCACATTGATTGGTTAGTAAATTCTAATGTACCTGATGTTATATTAGAAAATCCATAAATTTCAAGTTCATCACCTGCACTTAAGTCAATTATTCTTGAAAAACTAGGAGAAAATTTCTTAAGATAATTACCTGAAAAATCATTAACAACTAGTGGATAAGTTCCTACACCATTTTTATAAAGTCTTATGTAACAATTTACCATGCTTGTATTCACAGTTGACTGAATATTTAAATGCACTTCTATTTGATAAATGCCACCCTGTCCTGATGGCACTACATATTTATCATTTGTAGTGTCAAATCCTGAACTAGTAGATTCAGATAATATTGTGTCAAATTGTGCTTTGGTATATGCATTGTCAGTTGCAGTGTGTGTTGTGCCAATTCTTGCAACAAAATATGGAGTATTAGTAGACTGATTAGATGTTGTTAATATCTCTCCTGTACTTGCAGGTAAAGTAAGAGTATTAGTTCCTGCTACAGCAGGTGCTGAGATTGTGATCTCACCACTCGTATCACCAGTTAATTTTATACTTGCCATTAGTCTGCTTCCTGTATTGTGTTACCTTCTGATACCCATTCTTGAATTGCTTGGTAGTCTGAATTATTTTCATTCATGGGAACGCTTTTTTTAACATTGTTTCCTAAATCTAATAGAATATGTGTTTTCTTAACACCATCCATATCATATAAATATTTTGCACTAACTATATTCATTATAACTCTGCCTCTGCTAAAACATCATAAAGATACCAAGAATCATCATCATTATCAAAAAATTGTAAGTTACTTGGTGTAGAAAAATCGGTTGATACAGCACCACTAGCTTCTGAATAAGTTATACTAGGTTCTGTCCTCATTTGTGTTGGGTAATGTATACGAATAAAAGAGCCAGTATTCCCATATCTTGCACTATATTGTCTATTACTACTATCGTTTCCCCCACCATAGTTTGCCCAAGCATAACAATACCTCTGACATCTCATTAGACTTGTACCTACATCTTCAAACTGAAAGTCAGGTATGTTGTTAGCATCCAATGTTCCTACTTCTAGTTGAACACCTGTTATGTACCACTCATTACTTGTGTTGTCTGCTAGGTTTACTTGCCCTACTAATCTGTTTGCATTTGTATTAGATACCCAAGAAGTTTGTAAAGTACCACTTGTTTTATCAGTACCAGAACATAGCCACCAATTAATATCTAAACTTCTTGCATTATCATTATCAAATGCTCCTGTTGTATCACCTGGAATTGGTATGACTTTCTTTTCCCATGTGTCAGAAGATGAAATTGTATAAGCTGTAGAAATTGCTCTTGAATTATCTTGGTCAAACATTTCAAAGATATATGTTCCTGTTTTGTTTGACTTAACCCAAAATGAAACTGATACAGCTTCAGCAGATGAAGTACCTTTTTTTAAATATTGTAAGTTTTGACCTTCAACTCTTTGGTCTATTCTTAAAGCATCTGCTGCTGCTAAACTTCCTTGTGCAGTAGTACAATCCATTTTTAAAGATTTAGTAAAACCCTGACCTGTTGGAACATCTGTTGATTGGGTTTGTGTAAATGCAAATGATGGTGCCCCAAATTCTTCAAAATTCCACCTATCACAAGTATGATAACCACTACTTCCATTTGTTAATCCTGTAGCAGAAGTACCTCTTTGTGCTATTTGCATATCACCATTTATAATCAATGGAGTAGCAGTCTTACGATCTAAAGCTACTGTGTTATCTGATACTGTTCCATGTAAAGTGAGTGCCATTAATTATTCTCCTGGTTTGGTTGGGAATGTTACAGATGTTGGAAAAGTTTCTTGTTGTGGTACATCTCTTAATGATTGTCTGTATGTAGCCCATGTATCTTTTGTTGCTTGTGGAACATCAGCTCCTTGTGTCCAATCAGATTCTTTTAACAACCAATCTCTTTCATCTCTTATATCTATTGCTTTTTGTTCATTTGTTCTTAAATCTTCAAAAACAAGGTTTCCATCTACATATTTGTTTGCATTTATTTCTAATGCTTGTTGCCACACTTCCTGTGTTACTGTTACTTTTGGTTCTTCTACAGTATCAGTATCTAAATACCAACCTAATAAAACTCCATTTGTATCTAACTTTGCAATCATTATGTTTTTCTCCCAAAAGCTAAAACCCAACCTGTAATATTTTGGTTAGCATTACCAACAGTAACACTACCTACTCCTGCTGAGTGTATTCTAAGAAATCCATTACCTGTAGATTGACCTGCAACATAACAACCATAAAAGTTAGTAAAAGCTAATGACCAATTAATTGTTTGCGTTCCTGTTGATGATTTTCTTACCCAATTAATAAGTAAATTATTACTAAACCTTATATATCCATTTGTATTGTTAGATGTACCAAGACTAGATGCTATAACGTCTCCACTAATTCCTGTAAGAGCAGAACCATCAATAGCAGGTAAAGATCCTGTTAGTGCAGAAGAGGGGATTGTGCCTGATGTAGTCATGTTGCCACTTGTATCGAAAGACACTTTAGTTACACCTGCTGATTGAATATCTAAAGCACCACTTGTATCTGATGTTAGTTTTAATCCATCGGTTGTGTCGCAATTAATCTTAACTGTCATAGTATTACCCACCTTTGTCCACTAGGAACTGTTACTGTTACACCACTTGCTATTGTCATTGGTCCAACTGAAAATCCATTCTTACCTGATGTTATTGTATAGTCAGATGTTATATCATCTGCGTTTTCATAGATAGCACCACCTGCTGATGCTCCTCCACCACCACCGATTGCACCCCAAGCACTACCATCGTAGCCCTCAAATGATGTATCAGTTGTATTAAATCTTAAAAAACCTGCACTAGGTGAGCCATCTCTTTCGCCTGTTGTACCTGCAGGAATCTCAGCACTACCTGTAGAAGCTGTTTCTGCTACCTTGCCATCTAATGCTGTTTGTAATCCATCGACATTAGATATGATATGGTTATGAGAATCATCTGCAACTGTAACTGTAATAGCTGTTGTGCCACTACCACTAGCATCTCCACTTAATGTTATTGTTTGGTTGCCAGTTAAGTATGATGAATCATTGGTAAACATACTAATGTTACCTGACTTATTGGTAAGTGTATCTGTAGATGAAGCTGTAATAAATCCTGCATCGTTAGTCCATTGACTATTACTTCCTGACTTATTAGTTAGAGTGTCAGTTGAACTTGCAGTTATGTAAGCTCCTAAATCAGATATGTTTGATTCTGTAATCGTTATGGTATTCGATGCACTATTGATTGTTTTATTGGTTAGTGTTTGTGTGCCTGATAAAGTTGCAACAGTTGAATCAATCGCAAATGTAACGGCATTACCACTACCACTTGTATCTATACCTGTACCACCAGTAAAGGTTAGTGTTTCAGAATCTAGATCAATAGATAATGCACCACCTGTATCTGCCTGGAAGTCTAGGTCTTGTGCTGTAACTTGTGAATCAACATAAGTCTTGATTGCTTTTGCTGATGCTAGTGTATCGTCACTTCCTGATACACTTGATATATCTGTATCAAGAACACCTGATGCTAAATCTGCTACCTCAACATTAGAAAGACTATTGCCTGTTCCATTAGCATCAAATGTCTTATTAGTTAGTGTGTCTGTAGAAGATGCTGTGATATATGAACCAAGGTCTGATATGTCTGCTTCTACTATTGTAATCGTATTACTAGCTGTGTTAATAGTCTTATTTGTTAGAGTATCTGTAGAACTAGCTGTAATCTTTGTGTCCATCTGCGTTTGTATTGCAGAAGAAACACCATTTAAATATCCAAATTCTGTATTAGAAACTGTGCCATCATGTATTTTAGTTGCATCTATTGCTGCACTTGCATTAACATCGGCATCAACAATAACACCACTTCCTATAGAAGCTGTGCCTGTTACATTACCTGTACCATCAAAAGATGCTGAAGTCCAAGTAACATCACCTGTCATACCTATTGTACGACCTGTAGCTAAAGCTGTAGCTGTATCTGCATTACCTGTAACTGATCCTGTAACATTACCTGTTACATTACCTATAAATGTTGTACCTGTAACTGTGCCAGTTGTAGTAATAGATGGCATGTTTGCAGCAATATTTGTTAGTGTAACTTTAAAGTTATCCCCATCGTAAGCTGTAGCAAATATAGATGCACTATTCGGGGTGGTAACTTCTGTTAATTCTGAAAATTTCTTATTTGCCATTTATGTCCATGTGGTTGCTGTTGTCGATTGTACTGTCCAATCATCAACTGTTATTACTGGTATGTTTTCTTGCTGCAAAGTATTGTTATCTTCTGTTGCTAAAAAAAACAAATCATCTTCTGTTTTAAATAAAAATGTACCTGCTAAATCCCAATTTGTGCTAGTTGTGGATTGTTCTGCCCAAACTGTCATTAATATAATCCGTAATCAATTCTTGTTGTTGGTGCTACACCTGAGTGTCTATCTCTTTCATTAGAACTTATTATATCTTGTTTTGCTCTATCATAAAGACTAGACCATGTTTGTAATCTTTTGTCGTTTTGTAAATAAGGTTCTGCTTCAACCAATGCTCCATAAAGATAAGCATCAGGATGGTTAGTTAGCATTTCATTAGTAGGTGCTGAATCTGATAATGCAGCAAAGTGTTTAAAATATAATATTTCTATTTCGTATGCACTATCAGGTGTTGGTCTTAGCTGTATATCATTACCAATGATACTGTATGCTTTAGGTTTGCCTTTATTGCTTCCTGCATAAATTCTATCCATTTGTTCTGGTGTTAAATATTCTAAAGGTGTTTTAGGATCAGTATTTAGTTGTATATTACGCATAGCAACATAATTATCAGGCAATGTATAATACTCGGTATCAGCTATAGTATCTGCTGTAACCCTTGTTTCCATTCTTCTAAGTTTAAAATCTCTTTTATGTCTAGCTTCTGCTAGTGTAATAAAATCAGGTATTTGGTCAGTTAAATCTGTTCTATCTAACCAGTCAGCGATAGCTGATTTAAGTTCTGAGTAATTCGTTATTGCCATTATATTCGCCTATTGGTTGTCTTTAGATACCTGTAATCAGGACTGTTAATAAGTTTTTTTACTGCTTCTTTGTGGTCTTTATTAAATAAATCAACCCCAAATAGTCTTTTCCATTCATAAACTACAGTCATAGGAATACGAGCAGAGAGTCTAAACTCATCTGCTTTATGATGATCTTCGTTCTGTAATTTTTTATTAGAATCAATAAGGGGTTGTATATCTTCGATGTGTTCTATAGCGAACTCGCCAGTAGGATTATGATAATGAAATATCTGATTTTGTCCTATCTTACGTTTCATTCACTTAACTCATCTAT